GACTGGAATTGTATATAAATACTCTGACCACGACGATAAACTCCCTTCTATCCAAGATGGGATATCGCTTCTCAAGAACGCCCAAGTACTTATCGGGCATAACATCATCGGATTTGACAACGTTCAAGTCGACAAGCTCTATGGAACAGATCTTAACTCAAAGAAATGTTACGACACATGGATCATGTCACAAGTCCTACGCTACAGACGTACCCACAAGCAAGGTCTTGCAGGATGGGGAGAACATCTAAACAACTCTAAGATCCACTATGATGATTGGAGTGCTTACAGTAGAGAGATGCTTCGATACTGTGTCCAAGATGTTAAGTTGAATGTTGATGTATACAACAAATTATTGGAAGAGTTTACAGATATAAAGGACAACTACCCTTTGATAAGTGAGGGTCTGAAAGTAGAACATGACTCAGCAAAATTCAATGTGCTTGCAAGAGAAAAAGGTTGGAAATTTGATATAGATCTAGCTCACAAGAATCTCAAAATGATGGAAGATAAGATGACTACTATATGTAGTATCATAGAACCTGAGATGGGTGAGTACAAACATTACATTGATAAAACACCTAAGACACCTAAGTTCAAGAAGAATGGTCATTACACTATATCAACTGCAAGAATACTATCTGAGTACTTTGGGTATGACGTAAAGTGTGAAGATACTCATGTCATGGAAGCAGGTACAGAGTTCCAAAGGTTCACTGTAAATGGTGTGACACTAGGTCAACTGGATTTAGTAAAAGAGTGGCTTCTAACAAAGAAAGGTTGGAAACCTGATGAGTTTGTCAGGAAAAGACTACCAGATGGTACTTGGGTAACTACTACACCTAAACTTACTACCACATCGCTTCTAAAGCTCGGTGAGATAGGGGAGATGATTGATGACTACTACACCTTACGAAATCGTTCCTCCGTTATACGAGGCTGGTTGGAGCAGGTAAAGGATGGACGTATTCATGGTAACATGTGGGTCATAGGTACTCCTACGTTCAGAGCAAGACACGAAGTCATTGTTAACTTACCAAGTGTTACTGCAAAGTATGGTAAAGAACTAAGAGAACTATTCGTAGCTGACGATGATATGGTTGTTGTCGGAGCTGACAGTTCTGGTAATCAACTACGTGCGCTATGTCATTACGTTGGTAATGATAAGTTCACACATGAGGTATGCTATGGTGATCAACATCAAAGAAATGCTGATGCACTAGGATGCTCTAGAGGTATAGCTAAAAACTATTTATATGGTTATTTATTTGGAGCTGGTGATGCTAAACTTGGTCAGATACTAACAGGTAAATCTAATGCTAGAGTTGGTAAAGATTCTAGAGCTAGGTTTGCAAGAGGTATCAAAGGATTAGAAGAACTAAGAAAATGGATAGGTAAGACATGGAACTCTACATATCATAGTCAAGGAGCTGGATGGTTTCCTGCACTGGATGGTAGACCTGTGTTCCCTACAACAGAACATCAGTGCCTAAATTACTTACTACAAACTACTGAAGGTATTACGTGTAAAGCTGCTTTGTCTTACTCTATGAGAAAGATTAGAGAAGAGAAGCTAGAAGCTGAACCTAGACTATTTTACCATGACGAGATTGCATATGTATCTTCAAAGAAAGATGCTGATCGTGTCGGTGAGATACTACAGGAATCTTTCAGAGAAGCACCTAAGAAATTTGGTGTTGAGTGTATGGATGGTGGTGACTACATAATAGGCACAAGCTACGCAGATGTACACTAATGGCAAGTAAAGGAATACCGAAGGGTAAGAACTACAATGGCTGTAAGTACACCTCTAGATGGGCAAGACAAAGATATCGTAAAGATATAATACATAGATGGAAAAGGATAAAGGGTTGTGAACACTGTGGTTACAATGCTAATGGTGTAGCCCTTGACCTTGATCACATAGAACCCGGAAAGAAAGCGTTCACTGTCAGTGAGGGTAGAACTATCTCATCTAAGAGATGGACTACAGTAAAGAAAGAACTCTCTAAATGTAGAGTGTTATGTAAGAACTGTCATGCAGTGAAGACATATGTAAATCAAGATACTTATAAAGAAAGGAGTAAGTATGCAAGATGATATAGTCGAGAAACAAAGAGCTTGTCTTCTCGTAGATGCTGATTCAATATACTTTAAAGCAGCATGTAGAACTAAAAAGAAGAAAGAGATAAGTAAAATAATAGACAACCTAATGTCAGAGATACAATCTAAGTTCTTTATCTCTGGAATGAAGGTTGCTGTGAAAGGCTTTGATAATTTTAGAAATAAAATTTATGAAGAGTATAAAAGTAATAGACCAGAGCTAGACAAAGAACTAAAAGATGCTTTAGGTCATGGTTATAAACACATGATAAATAGATATGAAGCAGTGCAAGCTAATGGTATGGAAGCAGATGACCTAGTATCTATATGGGCTTATGAAGCTCGTGAAATGGAGATACCATATATAGTAGTAGGTATTGATAAAGACCTGTTACAAATTCCGGGTCATCATTACAACTTTAATAAATATACTTATGAGTTTATAGATGATGATCAAGCACATAAACTTCTAATGATCCAATGCTTAACTGGTGATCGTGCAGATAATATTCCGGGCATAAAAGGTATTGGTCCTAAGAAAGCTGAGAAACTTTTAGAAGGTATAGCAACTGATAAGATGTGGAGACATGTAAAGAAAGCATGGGCTGACAATAATGCAGGTGATCCTCAAATATCTCTAAGACTACTATCAATGCTTAAAACATGGGAGGAATATGAAGATGTTAAGTCATCTATTCAAGATAAAACCCCTGAGTGCGAACAAGATGTTGGGAGCGAGAGGGAAGAGATCCTTCAAGAGTCCTGAGTATGTTAAGTACCAAGAGGATATCAGTGAGTTTCTTAAGGACGTAGAGTGGCCTTTTGGAATTAACCAAGTAACATTCGAGGTTGAGGGTGGCTTCTCAAACAGAGGTGCTGATCTCGACAACATAATTAAACCAATATTAGATACATATCAAGGAATATTTGAGGACTTCAATGATAACAAAGTATACAAAATCAAACTCAGAAAACGAATCATCCCAAAAGGAGAAGAATATATTCGAGTCAGAGTTTATAAAGAGCAAGAACAAGAAGAGTAATCTACGTAAAATGAAAACGAAGATGAATAGATCAAAGAATAGAAAGCTAAAGGCAGAAAGAGAGTATCAATGAGTAGATATACAATGGGTCCATGTGAATTTTGTGGCTCATCAGATGCGTTTGCATCCTACGACGATGGAGTTGGAACTTGTTTTAGTTGCAACAAATCAAAGAAATTAACTGAGGAAAGGAATGAACCAATCACCTATACAAATACTGATGTCATCACCAACATTTCTAGTTATGCTAGTTACCCTGTATCTAGTCGTGGTCTATCTCAGGAAGTAATAGATCACTATAGTGTTAAAATGTCAACAACTCCTGATGGAAATCCGGGGTCACATTACTATCCTTACACAAAGAAGGGAGAGATAGTAGCTTATAAAGAAAGAATATTACCAAAAGATTTTAGAATACATGGTAACTTTTCAAACGTAGAATTATTTGGTCAGAATGTATCAGTTGGTAATAGAATGTTAGTAATAACTGAGGGTGAGTTAGATGCTATGGCAGTTGCTGAAGCGTTCTACAAAAGGTACAAAAGGTTTTATCCTTGTGTCTCTGTACCCTCTGCATCTGCTACAAAAGTAGTACTTGAGCAAAGAGATTGGATTAATAAGTTCGATACTGTTATTCTAGCGTTTGATCAGGACGAGGCAGGAGAAGCCTGTACAGCAGCTGTAGCTAAGATGATAGGGGTGGGTAAGGTAAAGGTCGCTACCCTGCCTAAGAAGGACGCCTGTGACGTCTTAAAGGAAATGGGTGCAGAAGCATTGCAAAAATGTATTTGGGATGCTCAACCTTGGTCACCTGCAGGGATAGTTGTAGGTGAACAAATCTGGGGTCAGTTTAAAGAGAGACAACTTATAGAATCTGTACCATACCCAACATGTCTATCAGGTCTTAATGATAAACTAAAAGGTATTAGACATGGTGAGATAACACTATTCACTAGTGGTACTGGTAGTGGTAAGAGTACTGTGATTAAAGAAATCATACTTGATCTACTAAACAAAACTACAGATAAGATTGGTCTTATATCTCTCGAAGAATCTGTAGGTGATACAGCAGAGAAGTTTATATCAATGCAGTTACGCAAGTCAGCATACAATCCTGACATGGTAAATGAAATAGAAACTAGAGGTGCATTCGAAAGAGTCTTTGGTGATGAGAGATTGATACTACTAGATCATGCAGGATCTGTAAGCGACTCCAGTCTCATTGAGAAGATCGAATACATGGCATTGATGGGTTGTAAGTACTTAGTACTAGATCACATTACTATCGCTGTCTCTGAGGGATCTGAAGGACTCTCAGGTAATGAAGCAGTTGATAAGATCATGTCTGACTTACTTAAGATTGTTAAGAGACACAACATATGGTTGGGTCTTATCTCTCACCTACGTAAAGCACAAGGAGGAACTAAGAGTTTCGAAGAAGGTAAGCTAGCCTCTATCGATGACATTAAAGGATCTGGTTCTATTAAACAGATCTCGTTTGACATCATAAGTTTTGCTAGGAACTTAATAGCAGAAGATGATACTGAACGTAACATAATAAAGTTTAGAGTACTCAAGTCTAGATTTACAGGTCTTACAGGTAATGCTGGATCAGCTGTATATGACAGATCAACAGGTAGACTAAACGCAACTGGAGGTTTTCAATTTACACCTAAAATAGTAGGAGAATAATATATGCAGCCTTTATTAGAGGTTACAGAATACCTTATTGATAAAGTGAGAACTGTAAATAGTAAGAACCCTAAAGCAAATACTGGAGCTGTAATCCTACAGTATGATAAAGACTACGAAGAGAACATGGATAAGTATGTTAAGTCATCTTTACAGATGATACAGATACTATTCACAACTAGTAGTAGTTCTAATCCTGTAGGTACAGCCAACCTAACTAACGTATCTTCTAAGATAGGTAGAGAAGTAAGTAGATCTCTGGGTAGAGAACTAACTTGGCTCAATCAAATAAGATTGGGTGACCTATTCGTAGAAGGTTTCTATAACTGTGGCTTCGTAGATATTTATTACCCTAAGACTAGGAATACTAGTTACATAATATCTGCGACTGCTCGGTGGATAGAACTAGCAGACATACCCGGAATGTTCTCTAGAATAAACCTAATACATACATCTGTAGTACCTCCAAGATCTATCAACAGCATGATGCAAAAGATTGGATCAATGCAGTTCCCTGTAATAAAAGGAAAGACTGGTAAAGATTATTTAGAATTAGATAGACCATACATAAAGTCTATTAACAAACTACAGAATTCTGGATGGAGAATAAACAGAAGAGTATTAGAAGTTATTGAGAAGAATAAAGAAGTGTTCTCTAGTTCAATACCATTTGAAGACAATGATGCAAAAGAACTCAAGCGTAGAAGCCAAGCTCTAGAGTGGAGCTTCATTATAGCTAAAGCAAATATACTGAAAGATGAAGATGTATTCTATCAGTACCTTGACGCTGACTACAGAGGTCGGTTGTACTACAAAGAACCATTCCTAAACTATCAAGGATCAGATATATCTCGTGGCATGTTGAAGTTCGCAAGAGCTAAACCTATGACACAAGGTGGTCTGTATTGGTTAGCAGTACATACAGCTACAAGCTTTAATGCAAGCTATGGAATCGATGAGATACCAGAGTGGTGCGAAGCAGACTACAAATTATACCTAGAAGAAGAAGGTCTAGATAATATATCAGTAGACAAGATGACACTAGATGATAGAGTTCAATGGGTGAATCAATATATGGATGACATCATAGACTTAGGGATAAATGGAGAGATAGATACAACAGCAGAAAAGATAGTTACATTCTTAGCTTGTTGTATTGAGTGGTCAGATTACCACAAAGCTGTAAAGGATAAAAGAATTTACATGTCTCATCTTCCAATCCCTATTGATGGATCTAACAATGGATGGCAGCACTTAGGTGCTATATCTAAAGACACCCAAACAGGAGATCTTGTAGGCTTAATACCTAGTGAGATACAAAAAGACTTCTATGTACAAACTGCAAAAGAATTAATTAATCTTACAGAAGACGAGAGGTTAGTTGATATACTCAGTCGTATGCCAATGAAAAGAATACGTAAAGGTATTACTAAACGTGGTAGTATGACTCGTGCATACTCAGCAGGTGCTAAGAAGATAGCTGAGAACATGTTCTTCGATTGTAAAGCTGAAGACTATCATACAGAGTATGGGATTACTCAAGATGACTGCAATAAGTTTGCTAAGATACTAATTAAAGCAATCAATAATGTATGTCCCGGACCCCTACAAACTATGAGTTACCTTCAGGAGCTTGCAAAGTATGAGCTTGGTTCCTTCAAGAAAGTAAATGAAGATGGAGAACCAGCAGGAGAAGTATACAAAGAAGCTGTTAAGAGAAGATCAGAACTGTTTAAAACAAAAGACATTACTGATGAGGAGATTGAGGAGTTAGATAGACTTGTTAAGTTTACATCTAAATACAAATCAATCCTTGTACATGGTAATGGTGCAGATAGAATCAAATGGACAACCCCTTCTGGCTTTGATGTAGAGTACACAAAGTTTAGAATGGAACGTAAGAAAGGTAGAGGTACTATAGCAGGGTTTAAGAAAGCTACTGGTGGACATCAAGGAATAAATCATGTTGCTCAAGCAGCAACTGACTATCCTGACATACAAGGTTTCTTGTGTGGGATATCACCTAATGTAATACACTCACTCGACGCAAGTCATATGGCTCTCGTAGTAGACCAATGGAATGGAGAGTTTGGTGCAGTACATGATAGCTTCTCTACTCATGCATGTGATGTAGAACATCTTCTTGGTATAACTAAGAGGATATTTATAGATATGTATGATGTAGAAAACTTTTACAACTGGCTTGAACAAGAGTTAATATCTGAAGATCATGAGGATCTAGATATACAACAACCACAGTTAGGCAAACTAGATGTTAATAACATACAAGAGTCTGACTATTTCTTTGCATAGGAGGAACTTATGGCAATAGAATATAATATATTGGCACTAAGGGGTGCTGATATAAAGGATAAAGAATATGTAGAAATGTATAATCTAGATCCTGAAATAGCAAACACACCTAAGATCAATGATGCTATGTTAGATTTAGTTTATAATGAGAACATGGCTAATGGAGTAACTGAACAACGATCAAATGAATTAAGATCAAATGCTGAGAGGGAAATAAAAATACTACTCGCTAAGAAAGGTTTACTACCTAAGAAAACATAAATAAAAAACCCACTAGGAATCCTTAATCGGACTCTTAGTGGGTTATTTTTTTTAACTTCCAAAGTATTGTAAGTCTATACTTATTTCTTTTCCATTCTCATCGTATACTTTATATCCATTTTTATTTATAAAACTTTTTAATTTAATTTGTCTTTGCTTAGTCTCTTGAGTAAACTCTTTTAGTCTACTAAAGTTTACCCCAAACAAATAAGTACTATAAAGTTTTAAAAAATTCTTTAAGAAAGCAACATCAAGATTGTCTACGAACTTTGTATAGTTATCTTTAGAGACATCAAACCTTTTTCCAATAGTAAGTATCTCACCTAACATTTCTTCGTGTTTTATTCCAGATTTCATTCTGTCATCAAAACTTTCTTTGTAAGATATTTTTCTACGAAAGTATCCATTTTCTGCAGACACTTCAAATTGAGATAAGCTTTTAAACTTAGATAAGTTTGGATCATTTGCTAATGGGTTTATTACCTGACCAGTTTTCTTATCTTCTTTATAAGCAGAGTTGTGACCTAGAAGATCTACAATAAATGCTTTCTCTCTATCAGATAAAAGATCATTACTACTTCTCTTTTGAAGAGGTTGATTATTATCTTGAGAATTATTAACAACATCTTCTACATAATTTAAAGATTCTATAAAGTTATTATAATATTTCTCAAGAGATTTAGTTATCTCTTGACCTACATTATATTCTATTAACTTATTAAAGTGTTTGTTTGCTTCTCTTATAACAGTATCATAAGACCCGACATCAACTATGTCTGCATCAAATATAGAAAGACCAAAAGCGTTAGACACATAACTATCTGGGTCTTCGCCAACAGCTGTCTTCAATCTTTTTAAAGACTCTCCTGAGAATGTAAGAGCTTGTATACTACCATCAGCACCATGAATTAACATAGAGATCCCTGCACTAAAATCATCATCTCCTGTAAAGGCTTCATTAAAACCAGTTTTAGGATTAATCTTTTCTTTAGTGCCTGTCATATCTTCTACGACTAAGTACTTACTAACTGAATACTTTTTATTTCCTATCTGATATTGTATAGGAGAAGTCTCAGTATCTACACCACCCGATGACTTCCTAGATAGAACTAAATATGTACCATCAGCAGTCTTAATTGGTATAGGTGTGTTCATAGCTTGACTTAGTTTTGTAAAGGATCTCATAATAGATTTGTACTCTAGCACAAATGGATCTAATACATGTGCAACTCCATGATCAATATATACTTTATGTAATGCAGCTATAGCATTATTAAAATTATTAGAGTTTTCTAATAAGTCTACTGCAAATGAAAACATATCATCAGGATCTCTTGTAGATTTCTCTTCAAGTATATTATTTCTTTCACTATAACTTTTACGTATTGACTCTTCTACTTTACCTTTTAAAGTATCAAACTCAACACCATAAGGTATAGTCATCATTGAGTTTTTATTTAAAGCTCTGTCTGTAAATATAACATTAGCTATAGCATCTAGTAACTCAGGTATTGTTCTGTTTGTAACACCTGCTGATAACTTTTTAAATGTAATACCTCCATACAATTCAGAAGAAGGAATCATATTCATATTCTTTTTTAATTCATAAGTTAATTTATCTCTTATATCTCCTCTATCAGTAAGAGTATAATTATTATATCTTACACCACCTGTTAAAAAGGAAGTGTCTTGGTTGCCTAAGAACTGAGCTAAGATAGCAGTACCACTGGTCTTACCATCAGTGTGTGCATTAAAGTTTGCACGAAAAGGTTTACCAGTTTTATTTCTTTTCCATTTAGCGTAATCAGAAAACTCTATAAGACCTTCTACAAATAATAAACCATCCATACCTTTACCAGATATTGCATCTATTAACTCAGCATCTCTTTCAAAATCTAATTGAACGTTAGGCAAACGTGTATTAGATGTTCTATCTGCTACAGTTATTACATTAACATTTTCTTTTTTAACTTCTGTTGAGAAGCTGTCTGTAAATGCTTGTATTGTTTCTGGGTTAGTCGTATACGCTTGCTTAAGTCTATCACCCCACCCCTCTAACTTATCAGAGAATAAGTCTAATAGTTTCTCTCTCATCATAGGTAAAGCTTCAGATCCTTTTATGTTTCTTCTCTGAAGAGCAATCTCTCTCATGTTTATTCTTTGATTAAGAGTACCCATAGATTTGTCATATGTTAAAAGTAATTCATTGACTGAGGTAGCACTTGTATCAGCTAGTATCATAGCATACATTTGTCTTAGGTTTGCCTCTGCCCTGCTTCCTTCTTTTACAAGGTAAACATTGGGACTTCTAATTAAAGCCCTTACAATTTTACTTTTTTGATAATTTAAATCATGATCAGAAACTTGTATCCTACCAGCAAAACCTTGTCTAGCATGGTTAAAATAAAACACATCACCTAGTTCAACACTTAAACTTTTTATATCTGTTATAATTTCTTTAACAGCTTTATCGTATTCTACTCTGATGTGTTCAACAATTTCTAACTGTGGTACAATAGGTTCATTATTATATCTTTTTATTTTATTCTTAGCTTGTGTTAATTTGTATTCGACTTCAAGATCTGTTATCTTTGAAGAACCTATACCTAATATATCTAACTTCCATCTGTCTGAATCTTTAGCTCTCATATAAGAATCTAAATAATTATTTAGATCTGGTCTACTTGTTATAAAACCTAAAGCAGTTTGTAATAATATACTAAATCTTCTACGATCAATAACAATAGGAACATTGTCAAGAAAATTTAGTGCTTCATCAGATGCTTTAGAAAACCTTACACCTTTACGATTACCACTAATTTTATTTGCATCAACAGATGCTACAATCCTATTCTTTCTTACACGAGTACGAGCTTTATCAATTAATCTTTTTCTATAAGGTGAAACTTCTGAATGATTTAATTGTTCATTCCCTGTAGAAGTTAATTGAAAGTACGCTCTTTCATTTTTAGAATAGTTACCTGCTACTCTTTCAACTAATTCTGGATTAGCTTGTTGATAAATATTCTTAGCAAAATCACCTACAGTAATCGCTTCTTCTTTTACGATGTCTGTATCTGGACTTTGATTAGTTGCTGTTCGATATGCTTTTATTATTTCTCTACCAAGAGTTTCATTCTGTTGTTCAATAGCAACTCTAGGTTTATTATCTTTATTATTTTTACTATCAAAGAAAATATCTCTAGAGTTTACAGTAGATGCAAAATATTCTTCAGCATTAATAGCTGCTATTTGTAAAAACATATCATCAGGAACCAAAGAAAAAGCAGCTTCAGGAGAAGTTTTACCTGTGTCTTTATTATAAACATTCATTGATCTATTTAAATCTACTGATCTAACAGCATCTAATGAATGTAGTGCAGCACCTAAAGCACCTTGTCTTTTTGCTGTACCATCTGGATCTAAGTCTTTAAAAGAATTAGCTCTAACTTTAGGATCAATAGCTCTTATATCATTATTAGCTTGTCTCCTAGTATCAAATGTTTTCCCATCAATCTTAGGGGTCAACCCTGAAATTGTAGAAGCCTGTGTTGGATTTAAATTTACAGGATCTTTAACAAAGTTAGATACTTTCCTAGCTCTTTCTTCCACCCTATCGGGTGCATAAGATGTAAATGTTTTTTCTTTTTCTGCAAAAGAATTAATAGCAGCAGCAGAAGCATCACCTTTATATTCTATTGGTCTATCATCTCTTAGTTCTTGTGATGTCTCATAGATACTTGGTAATCCTTCTCTTTGCTGTTGTTCTTCTACTGCTGAATTAAAGATATCTAAAACTGTTCCATCTAAAGCTGGTGCTTCAGTCGTGTCAGATTCAACAGGCAGCATCTGCTCTCCTGTTCTGATAGTATCTATCGGAGGAGTGGCAGTTACCTCTTCTTTATCTTCTGTAAAAGAAACAGTAGGATCGCTCATCAGTTCATAAAAAGTTCTTCCACCTATAGTTCCACCAAAAGCTGTTCTAGGATTTCTTTCTTCTTCTAGTTTTAAAAGAGGATCAATTAAACTAAAGTTACTTCTTTCATTTGCTATGGTTGTAGCACTTCTTCCCATAATTAACTCCTTACATTACTATTTCGCCAGCTGTCTTACCAATAGAATCAGTCCATCTATTTATAGAACCAATAAACGGTGTAGCTTTAGCCCACTTTTTAACACCCGGTTCTATATCTCCACCAATAATATCTGTTGTACCAGTAACCATTCTTTTTAAATTACCAATACCCGGAGATTCAGATGATGCAGAACTTAATAACCAGTTGCCGATTGTAGATTCACTTGATCTACCTTGAGGGTATAGTGGCATGAACTGATCTATAACACGTTCATAAGTACCAAGTAACCCAGACGATCTAACTCCACGTTGTATATACTGAGAGTTATCTAAGTATTCATTCTCACCTTCATCATATTTTATCCAATCTTTCAAGGCTTGAGAAACAAAACCTAACATGATCATAGACCCTACAGTAATAAATGTACTATATCTCATACTTGGAGATCCTCTAGCTACTCCTTCATCCCACATTCTTTTTAGATGATTAGATGTAAATGTAGCCATAAAACCTTGGAACTGTGTGAACAAAGCAAACCTAGGATCTTGATAGATTAATGGTCTATTCATCGCCATAGGTAATGCAACAGCTTCATTAACAAAGTTAAACACTGCTTCACGTAATTGATCATTCCTAAATTCTAATTCATCAGGTGTTAAGAAATATAAATCATCTGTATTATCAATAAGTATATCAGATGTTTGGTTCTTACTTTCCATAATAGTTTTCTGAGCTTGAGCAATAGCTTCAGATGATGACTTGGGATTAGCAATTACTTTATATTCTGCACGATTTTTTGCTTCTATGTTAAGTTGATATCTCATATAGAAATCTACAAACCTATCAACATCTAATCCAAGATTACGTAAGTACTCTGTTGCTTGAGCTACTTCTTTAGTTATTGTATCAAGTTCTTTCTTTTCAAGTACTCCAAAGGATTTAGAATCATAAGCACGTATTTGCTTTGGTCCTGTTAACTTTTCAAAAGAACTCATAGGTACATCTTTTAATACTTCAAAGTTAACTATGTTTTCTATATCAACAGCACCTTCTACCCCCTCATCTATTTTGTCTTGTTGTACAAGATAAGAATAGTCT